TTTAGTTATGCCATATCAAGGTAAAGCTAAGACTTCGAGTGGACTATACATTCCTGACGAAGTTCGAGAACGTGAATCAGTAGCTACTGTAGTTGCTTACGTTCTGAAGATAGGACCTTTGGCATACAAAGATCCAGACAAGTTTGGACCTGAAGGAGCACCTTGGTGTGAAGAAGGTCAATGGGTTTGTATAGGCAGGTATTCAGGTTCTCGTTTTAAAATTGACGGAGGCGAAGTCCGCATCATTAACGACGATGAGGTTATTGCTACGATTTTAGAACCAGATGATGTGAAACAAGTATAGGGCAGGATTATGGCTGAAGAAAAACAAGAAGTTGAAGAACAAGAAGTTGTTGTAGAAGAAAAGCAGGAAGACAGTAAACCTGGGAAAAAGGTCGAGGAAAAGACTGAGGTAGCTGCTGCTGAAGGTGACGACGAACTTGAGGATTACGGTGAGAAGGTACAAAAGCGTATCAAAAAACTTACCGAGCGTTACAGAAATGAACAACGTGACCGCGAAGAAGCGGTGCGAATGGCGCAAAAGTTGTTGGATGAAAACAATAAACTTAAAGGCCGTGTACAACAATTAGACAATGGATACCTAACTGAGTATGGGAACCGTCTGTCTACACAAGAACAGTCTGCAAAAAGTGCTTACAAACAGGCATACGAAGCAGGTGACACGGATGCAATGCTTGCTGCACAAGAGCAAATTGCTCAAATCGCAATAGACAAACAGCGGTATGGCGCTGCAAAAAGTCGCGTCGATCAGCAACAACAAGCACAAACTCAACAGCAAGCGCAGCCCCAACAACAAGCACAGCCTCAACAGGCTCAAACCCCTGCAAAGGTTGACCCAAAGGCTAAAGATTGGGCAGAAAAAAATGAGTGGTTTGGTAATGATAAGATCATGACTACTGCTGCTTTTACGTTACATCAGCAACTTGTCGAAGAAGAAGGGTTTGACCCGAACAGCGATGAGTATTATACTGAAATAGATGGTCGTATTCGTTCGGAGTTTCCGCACAAGTTTAATACGGCTAAGAAATCGGGTGGAAATCAGGTCGCTTCTGCTGGTAATTCCGCATCCCGCACTAACAAACAGGGGCGCAGGTCGGTCAAGTTATCGCACTCACAAGTAGCGATTGCGAAAAAACTGGGCGTACCTCTCGAAGAATACGCCAAGTATGTAAAGGAGTGATATAATGGCTGACACAAGAACACCGCGTAAAAGCGAAACACGCGAAACAGAAACGCGCAGAAAACCATGGGCACCGCCCAGTCATCTTGCTGCACCACCCGCTCCTGAAGGGTTTGTGCATCGCTGGATACGAGTCTCAATGCGTGGCGAGGAAGACAAAATGAACGTCAACTCCAAGCTGCGAGAAGGATGGGAACCCGTCCGTAAGGATGAATATCCAAACTACGAAGCTCCAACTATCGATGAAGGTCGGTACGAGGGCGTAATAGGACAAGGTGGTCTGATGCTGTGTCGTATTCCTGCCGAAACAGCCCAAGAGAGAAACGAGTATTACGGGAGCCGAACCCGCGAACAGATGGTAGCTGTGGATCAGGACCTTATGAAGGAACAACATCCTTCAATGCCGATTAATACTGATCGGCAAAGTCGTGTAACCTTCGGCGGATCAAGACGAGACGCCGACTAACTTAGAGGATTGCTACTATGGCAAACACTAACGGTGCATTCGGGCTTCGCCCGATTGGAGTAGTCGGTCAGGCTGCTAACACCACTGGTGCGACCGAGTATCGTATCGCCTCTGGAAATACAAACACGATCTTTCAAGGCTCTCCTGTAATTCCGCTTTCAACTGGTTTTATTGACAAAGTTGGTGCGGCTGCTGGAGGCACTGTTGGTCTGTTAGGTGTTTTCTGGGGTTGCGAATATGTTTCGTCCACCACTGGTGAGAAAATTTTCTCAAACAACTGGCCTGGTTCTGGCGCGGATTCTAACCATCCCGTCAAAGCCTTCGTATATGACAACCCATTACAATCATTTGTGATTTGTTCAGATGCGTCACTAACAAGTGAAGCAACTGCTCGAGGACATGTGTTTGCTAATGCTAACTTTGCAGATGGTGCTGCTGGGTCTTCGACCACAGGTATCTCTACTGCCAAGCTGGGTGTCAGCACAATCGCCACCACTGCAAATTTGAACTTGAGAATTATGGGTTTCCAAGATGATCCAGAAAACTCAGACTTCACTGCGGCTGGTATCCCTGTAATCGTTCGTTTAAACAACTCCTTCAACTCACCAAATGGTGCGGCTGCGGGTGGTACTGTTTCAACGACTGGCATATAAGGAGACTAACTTATGGCTATATCTCGCGCTCAACTAGCGAAAGAGTTGGAACCTGGTCTCAATGCCTTGTTTGGCATGGAGTACGATAGGTACGAAGGCCAACATGCAGAGATTTACACAACAGAATCCTCGGATCGTGCATTCGAAGAAGAGGTAATGTTGAGTGGTTTCGGCGCGGCACCTACCAAATCGGAAGGTTCTGCAATTAACTTTGACGACGCTAACGAAGCATACACTGCTCGTTACAACCACGAAACAATAGCGTTGGCATTCTCAATCACTGAGGAAGCTATCGAAGACAATCTATATGATCGTCTTGGTTCACGTTATACTCGTGCGTTGGCTCGTTCAATGGCTCACACAAAGCAAGTTAAGGCCGCTGCGGTTCTTAACAACGCATTTACTGCTGGCGCTACTGCTGGTGGTGACGGTGTTGCGCTTTGTGCAACGGATCACCCGCTTACTTCAGGTGGTACATTTGCCAACGAACCTACAACTGCTGCGGATTTGAATGAGACATCTCTCGAAGATGCTCTTATCAACATCGCAGGTTTTGTTGACGAACGTGGTCTTAAAGTCGCGTTACGCGGCTTGAAACTTTTAGTTCCAAGACAATTGCAGTTTGTTGCAGAGCGTCTAATGGTATCCAACCTTCGTGTTGGAACCGCTGACAATGATACTAACGCACTACGTTCAATGGGAATGTTACCACAAGGTTATGCGGTAAATGACTTCCTAACTGACCCAGATGCGTTTTTCATCATGACAGATGCGCCTCGTGGATTTATCCACTTCGAGCGTACGCCAATGACTACTGGCATGGAAGCAGACTTCGACACTGGCAACATGCGCTTCAAAGCGCGTGAGCGTTACAGCTTCGGATTCTCAGATCCACGCGCAGTATTTGGTTCGCCAGGTGCGTAAACTTATGCTATAGTGGGGGTGGTGTTTCATACACCTCCTCCCTGAACTAAGGGGCAGCTTCGGTTGCCCCTTTCTTTTTGTCAAATTTACTGTATAGTTAAATCATCCCTGACAGTCGCATGGGGCGACTGACTAACCCAGACAGGAGATCGACATGGGCACAACAACATTTTCAGGTCCTATTAAAGCAGGGACCATCAAAGAAACCACAGGTACAACCCTTGGTTCAAACATCAAAAACACTGGTCAAGTTGTAATGGCGCAAACCTTTGCGGCGGACTTATCTGGTGGTGCATTAGCGGCATCTGTTACAGATGTTGTCATTCCAGCAAACTCTCAAATTATTGACTGTGTGCTTGACGTTATAACAGCGGCAAGTGGAGCTACAAACATAAGTGTCGGAGACACGGTTGGTGGTGCAGCAACACTTGTTAATACGTTTGCAATCGGAACAACTGCTGGACGCAAATATCCAACCACTGAAGCTGGTGGCGCGTTAGCTTGGGAAGATACAGGAACGGCTGATATTCGTTTGACAGTTACAAACTCCGCTGCAACATCTGCGGGTGAGATTCGGATTACTATTCTGTATCAGCAAAACAATAATCTTGGTTAATAGGAGGGCGTCATGGCTGCTTCTATTTTTGCCAAAACAGCTACGGCTACAGGGACACTTCAAGGTGGTCGAACTAGGTTAAAAGCGTTTATAGTAAAGACCGCTAGTTCTGGTTCTCCACAGGTTGTGTTTAAGAATGGCAGTGGTGGCGCAACTCAGTTGGACGTGGTGTTTAACACCAGTGATTGGGTTCAAGTCACCATTCCAGATCACGGCATCATCTTTGACGATGAGTGTCATATTACCCTAACTAACATAACTTCGATAACGGGTATGTTTGGTTGATTTCTAGCGGCGGGATAAAACCCGCTGCTATTTAATTTGGAGTGGTTATGGCGAAGATCGACAAGTCAAAGATGAAGTGCAACAAACCAAAACGTCAGGTTTCTGGCGGCAAGAAGTTTGTTGTCAAAGCTTGTGATAAAGGTAAAGAAAAGATTGTTCGTTTCGGGGATGCTAATATGAAGATCCGAAAGTCTAATCCAAAAGCCAGAAAATCATTCCGTGCAAGACATGGATGTGACAAAGGCACTCTTGATAAATTAAAGGCCAAGTATTGGTCATGCAAGCAGTGGTAAAGATAATGGATAAAAACGTACAGCTTTTATTTTGGGGCGCGGGTTTGACATTAGGGTCAGCAGGACTTGTGTGGATGATATCTACATTGATTACTGTGGATAAAAGAACCGAGGTCATGGATGTAAAAATAGATCATTTAGTTCAAGCGGTAGAGACTTTGACAGAAAGGCAAGCAAGTTATGATCAGTCGTGGACAGATGCCCTTTCAAATCTCCAAGCCTCCAAAGGAGATAACTAATGGCAAAAAAAGCAAAAACAAAAAAAGACGCATGTTACCACAAGGTAAAAAGCCGATACAAGGTTTGGCCCAGCGCATACGCTTCAGGGGCACTTTCTAAGTGTCGCAAGGTTGGGGCTAAAAACTGGGGTAACTCGAAGAAACAAAAGAAAGCAGACGGCGGCGTAGTCTCAGCTATTGATAATCCAAAACGTCCACCAAGAAGAAACCTTAACGGTGGTGGTTATATTGCTGCTGGCTGTGGTCCTGCTATGCAAGAAAGCAAACGAAAAGTTACAAGGAATTTCTGATGGCAAAGAAAAATTCTTTAAGAGATTGGTTTGCTAAAAACGACGGGAAGGGTTGGGTAGACTGTAAAACAGGCAAACCTTGTGGTCGTCAAAAGGGAGAGAAGCGTAGAGGCTATCCTGCGTGTAGACCGACAATGGCTCAATGCACATCTGCGGCAAAGAAAAAGAAATCATCGAAGCGCATTAGTTGGAAAAATAAAAAAGCTAATGGTGGATTAGTTAGGGTGTTTTGAAATGGATAGAAAAAAGAAAAGTACAATTAAAAAAGTCATAAAGGGTTTGAACAAGGCATCTAAGACGCATGCT